GGATACTTCTCACCAGTAGGAGTCATGTAGAAACGTTTGTTGTCTTCCATAATAGATTCCAGCTCAAGGAATTCCATTTCCTCTCGCTGGAAATGCTTATTACGTAAGGCCGTGCTTATGTTTTGCAATTATGTATTCCTTCACTAAACCAGAACGAACTATGTCTTCTATTTGAAACTCAACATGAAAGAAGCCTTTCATATCATCTAGAATCCTGATGAATGAAAGCAAATCATTTTTTTCATATCTACCTAAGTCAGATTGACGATAATCACCACACATCATAAGTCTGCAGTTTTCACCGAGTCGCGTTATCACTGAATCTAACTCATGAAAATTCATGTTATTGACTTCATCTACTATAACAATGGTGTCATAGAATGTATTACCACGAATGAAAGACGTAGTCATGAAGTCTACAACTTTTTTTGTCTTTAATAACTCATACGCATCACCTCTTCCAAACAAATCTGTGCAGATGGTTTGGTATGGTAACTCATATATCTTTGTTTTATCTTTGACGGATCCAGGAAGGAATCCAATATCTCTGGTAGGAACAGCGCTTCTAACTATGACGATGTTTTTGTATCGACTATCATTGCTCAATATTTCTTTGAGTGCTAAGTATAAAGAAATATAAGATTTTCCAGTTCCTGCTAATCCATGAAGTAACAAATTAAATCCAGAGTTCCATGATTTAAATGCTAACTTTTGGTTTTCAGTAAGTGGGTTTATCTTTTTTAAGTGCAAATGATTTTTATTGATTTCCTCGTGACGTTGTTGCTTATTTCTTTTCTTATTTAGTTTTCGTTCAAAACGTATTAATTGTGCTTCGTCTGTGTGCCCGTTTAATATCTTTGAGTTTGTCTCTAAAAGCATCGTCCGGTTTCCTTAATCCCAGTCTTATTGGATCTACCAAACCAATAGAACTAGTGTGTATTTGTTGAATATTAGGATTCTGATCAAGGTATTCATCTTTTAAAGCTATTGTTTTAAAGAATTTGTCGAATACCTCCTGTGTTTGATTGTCTTGGAACGAGTACGTTGGCATTTTATTCTTCCTCAGAATATTTAATAAGATCAATTAGATTTTTGGATCGCAATGCATTATTGATGAACTTTTCTTTACGATTTTTATTCACCTTGTATGCATTCTTTGGCTTTTGATCTGTGTAATCTATTTCTCTATTCTGACGTTGTTCTTTGTATGACTTACTCATTCTTTCCTCTTCAAATATTCAAATCTGGAAACGCTTGACGAACAATTGTTTTGTTTATTCCACTGAATGCGCTTTTCTTATCTTTCATTGCTAAAAGAAGCTTAGCATCATCAGGATCAATTGATTCCAATAACTGAATAAACAAACTCTCTCTTCTTAGATTAGTTAGGTTTGGGTTACCTCCTTCAACAAAGAGGTAAAGCTTTCTAAGTTCTGTTAAGAACCTTCCTTCAACGTCTAAGAACTCACATGGCTTATAAGGTGGATCACCTTCTGGTAGAAGCCATTTAATACTTGGATCATATATGTATCTAAAAATTACTTTGAAAGATTCTGCAAATCTATTACTAGAAAGTGCTTGTGCTTTTTCTTTATTAGATGATAGTTCTGAAATCTCTTTCAGAATAGAATACAAACTCTTTTTCATTGTTCATCCTTAAAAATCATTTATTGATTCCATCAGTACTTTAAGTCTATTCTTAACAAAGTAATTGAAGATCTTAGACTTGTCTTTACCTGACTGAGATTCAAACTCGCTAATAATCTTATCTTTAATAGATTGCGGAGTCATTGATAGATCAATCAACACTTCATTCCTTTTATAGTTACGAAGCATCTCTTCATTACAGAATTCTTCTGGTTTCTTTTTTATCCATTCGGATAGATTCTTTTTACTAACTGGTTTTTGTCTAATACTGTCTACAAAACTATTATCTGGAGAAAGAAAGTTTGGAATCCCATCTCCTACATCTCCTTTCATGATATGTTCTTTCATGAAAGTTCTTGGATCTTCGTTGACTACATATTTTTTATTTATAGGATCGAACTGTTTGACCGCGATAGAGCTATTATATGCCTGAAGTTGAATGAAGTCTTTATCACCAGATAGGATTAAAATATTTTCTTTTTGAGGAAGAATTCGATTAAAAAACTCAGTAACAAGAGTACCGATGATGTCATCTGCTTCTGCGTGATCAATGTGAATGACTCGATACGGGAATACTTCTTTTAGCTCTTCACGAATTGTATTCAAGTTGTTGAAGATGAGACCCCAGTCGATATCAGAGTTTTCACGACTCTTCCTTCGATTAGCTTTGTAATGAGGAAATACTTCTTTCCTCCAACTTTTCTTTCCGTCAGTTGCGATTACCAACTCACCATATTCTTCACCAAACTTTTTATACAAAGCTCTTATCGTATTTAGCGTTGTTGATCGAAACAGCTCGAGTTCAATAGGTGTCTTACCGAGATGCTTCCCGTACAATGCCATAATGTTTGCAATCATGACTTGGTTTAAGTCAAGAATAATCATCATAATCTCCAGTTTAATTTTCTATAGTTTCTTCATCAATGAATGATAGGTTTTCGTCTATTAAGTCTTGTATAGGATATTCAATTTGATCATATCGTAGTAAAATTGATTTGATAGTTGACATCAAGAATGCTATGTCTTTTGTATAATTGATGTGATATCCATTGTCAATCATGATCCTAACATTTTCTTTTGTCATTTCTTCTGCTAAGACATCAGCAATTTCCATTCTCGAGGTTGCTATCTTTTGTTTAAGTTCTTCTACTGTTTGCGGAGGAACATCATGTTTTGTTTTTGGAAATACCACAACATTACTCTTGGGTTTTTCCTTCTTTGGTTTTGCCATGAAAGCTCCTATCTGATTGCTTTTAGAATAATAGTATCCTCATTAAGTCTTCCATTAACTTCAATTGGTTTTGTTGTTAAGTCTGACATGATCTTTTTAAGTACTATCTTTCCTCCGTCTAAAACTTTCTTAAGAGTATCATCCGGCTTACGCAGTTTCTTCTTTATGGACAAGTCAGGATCATAGTTTTGGATTGTAGTACCCTTGATACTAAATCCTGCAGGCCCCAATGAATTGAACATTGTAAGTTGGTTTGTTTTAGTGTTAAAGATCCAAAGCTGTTGAGCGCCAACAATCATGTGTGGATCAATTGATTTGATCTTTAACTTAGCAAACTCTTTCTGATACTTTAAGTTATTTATCTGTTTTGCAACAGACACTGGTTTCTTCTGTCTTGGCTTCTTAGGCTTAGAAGCTTTAGCATTACCTACATATCTTTCAATGTCTGATACTAGGTTGTTTAGTCCTTGTTGAATCTGCTTCTTTCTAGCTTTGGATAGGAACGCATATCCTTCATTCAAGCACTCATCCTTACCTTCAAGCATTTCTTCAAACTCATCAAGGTAACTCCTTTTGATCATTGCCTTAAGGTGATTACAGACTTGTGAATTGAGCTGTTCTTTTTGAATGTAATCGTACAAAGAAAAATCAATCTTGCTTTTCTGATCCCTATACCAGAGCTCAATGATATCATCAAGAATTACCATGTGTCGATCAGCAATGGTTCTGATTCGATCTTGAATTGATACTACGTTTTCCGTAAGAGCAGGTTCAACCTCTTTATAGGTATTTAATTTTATAATATCTTCAATTTTATTGGAAACAATATTGATCAATTCTTCAGTAAAAAGAGTTCCATTATTAGACATTCTACACAATGAAGACACAGTCTTCTTTTGTGAATTATAAGGAGAAGCTATTACATGCGCAATAGCTTTCTTATCATATCCGTTCTTTTTCATGTACTCAGTAATCCATCTGTCTGTATCCTTTTCATCAGACATACGTGAGTACCAATTAAGACTAGTGATCAAAGCTATATCTGTTTTGGATCTTATCTCTTGCTTAACAATCGGTTCTAAACCGTTCAGCTTCTCAGCTAAGATTTTTTCATCGTTTCTCATGTAAGAATCTTCTTCTTTCTAAGAATTGAAGTTAATAGACTGTTCCATTCCATTGCTCGCCTATCCCAATTATAAGTTGCGTCAATGAAAGCTTTGTTTGTATCCAATGATCCAATCAAATGTTCATTTTGAATGTTGGTGATAGCTTTGTCTAATTCATTATAGAATGAAATAATATGATCCCTTGGATCTTCTTGATACTGATACATCCAAGTTAGATTGGCACCTGTTTCATAGAGAGCACCATAGTTTGAATGGACACACAGACACTTAGCACTCATAGCTTCAAGCAAAGCAATGCATGAAGTCTCAAGCCACATCGATGGATAGGCAAAGATGTGAGCTTCTTGCAAAGCTTTACGAACTACATCATTGGGCTGGTATCCATGATAATTAATTCTTGGATGTTCTCTGCACAAATCAAACAACGCTTTATACGGTTCATCTCGTTGTTCCCATCCATAGATCTTAAAGCTAGAAAAAACATCTAGCTCAATGTTATCATACTTCTCTGCTAACTTAATGAATGCTGGAACAAGAAGTTGTAGTCCTCGATGAGGTGTAGTATGATAGATAAGTTTAATCTTATCATAATTCTTTTCAATCGAAGGAATGGGTTCAATTGCATTCTGCAATACAGTGCACTTGTACCACGGAATCTTGTAATGATTGATGTAGCCCTGCATTTGCCAATTTGACACAAACACTAGCTTCTCAAATTTAGTATAACCACCGGCTGCAAGATGATCAGATTCAGGATCACCAGGTAGATCATGAAGCCAGTAAATTGGAATGAGACTATTATCAATGTCTCGGACACGAGAACAAATGATTTGAAACTTATCTAGGATTTCTGGATCTAGCTTTTCAGCTAGAGTGAACTTCATTCGTTCAGTTCCACCCATAGCGTTCTTAGATACTTCATCTGTTGCAATTGGCATATTCTTCTCCCTTAAAGAGAAGAGGGGCCGAAGCCCCTCTTCTGAATCACCTTAGACGTGATTTGCTAGGGCTCGATAGCCAGCTGCTACTACCTTGCGACTTGGTCGTCCCATCTTGAAGTAAGATTCCTTCGTCTTGCAACGATTGAAATAGATGGAATAACCATCCTGACGGAGAGCAGTGATTGCTGCCGTAGGATTCTTTAGTCCAAACCGTGAAGTAATCTGACGGCTGGTCAAACGAGCACCTCTCTCAAACGCGTTGAGAAGCTTTTCAGTCTTAGTCATAAACATAATCTCCAAACAATAAACTAGTGTTGGTCACTAGCACCCTTCAAGTACATCATAATATTATATCATGATGTAAAATAAGTACACTACATTCGACGATTGCGTGTTCCAATAGTTTTTACGTCAATGTCGTCAGTGATGTACTGATATCCACCTTTATTATACATCTGAGCAATTCTCTTACTCTTAGCAAGAATGGCTTCGCGAACATGCTCAGGCTCACGATTGAGGTTGATAGGATCCATGATGGAACTACGTCCACATACAATCGCATCAATAGACTCAATCGATTTAATGTGTTCAGTCGTGCGATACTCTGAAGCTTTTGGCTTGTATTCTTTGAATGACCGAGTATATGTTTTGGCTTTCAAAGAAGTAACACTCGGCAACTTATTCTGCACACGCCAGTCATTGTATTCATTCAACTGAGCTTTATCAGCCTTAGTCATCTTAGACCGTTTTGGCTTGTAATTGGGATAAGTAAAAATCATCATGCTATCTTCCTCAGATACTCGTATGTTTCTTGCCAATTCTTAACTGAGTGTATAGTATATCTTATTTTACTATTATTGTACATAGCTTCTGTTAAAGGTCTATCATTTCCTAGGGTATGAGTTTCATTTCCTATGAAAGTAATATGTTCTGCTTCCTTAAAGTATTTCAATACTTGTGACTTATCATGACCTTTTTTGCATATGTCTATGCTCGTTTCTCCTGTGATAAATGCATTCAAGTTAGGAAATTGTTCCTTTATCTGTTGAACAACTTTTCTTCTTTCTTTCGTAGTCCTATCCCATTCAATATATCTTTGTCTTTCTTCTTTAGAAGCGTTCTTACCTAAGATAGAAAAGCTGATTAATCCGGTCCTATATTCAATGTTAGGGCCTGATCTAATGTTAAACTGAGACTGTTTAACTATCTCCGTAAGAGTAGTAACTAGTTCAGATGAAGGTCTCCACTCAGACGTCTTAGCTTCTCTTTCATTCATCCAAACAGAATTACCACCAGAAGTAAACACGGCTCTGCAACCAGACACTAACTTTCTTCCTAGACGTGGAACTATATTGGTGTAAGTGTTATTTGTGCAAAGATAGACATCTTTCTTCTGAACCCAATTTTCCATCCAATGCATGAACTTAGAATCAATTGGCTCATGAGGATCAGCAAGAGTTCCGTCAACATCAAATATAAAGATGGATTTCATTTTAAATCATCATAGTAAAGTAAATCGAGATATCGACCGTCAAATTCATAACCCGCCGCTTTTAGAAAGCGAGTGAATGCGTCTAATGCTTGGTCAAGTGTAGAATCGGGTGGAATAGAAATTTCAATGTCTGGGTCTGCAACAGAACTTCCGAAGTTCGAACTTCCATAAAAAGGATCAGGGTAATCTTTGATAATAAATTTTTTCATATTAATCCCACAAATTTAGATAGTATTTACCGAACAGTTCAAATCCTTCTTGCATTCGTTCAGAATGCTCTTTCAAGCCTTTAGTGTCACAGGTAAGTGTATGGTTTGGTCCTTTTTCCATGGTATAACCATCAGTATCAGAATATTTCTCAAAATAAAAGTCAGATTCACCCGACCAATATTTATCTTCCCAATCAGTATTTATCTGTTCAAATGCCCAAATCATCTTGTCTAGAATTTCTTCAAATTGTTTATGCCCCTCATCCCATGCCTTATCATCATCTTCTTTATAGAAGTCAAAACAAAATTGAGTAGAACTAGATGATGTTTGCAAATGTGCATCCATCAATGCAGAGCCATGCATGGTTTCTTTCAATTGCTTAAGCAATGGAAGAATGATGTAGGCTAATGTGCAGTGCATACTCCATGTATCGTATGGATCTATGCGAACATCAATCTTTCTATTTTTACGATATGGTCCAATATGAACTTTCATTTCATCACCTATAGTTTGGCAGGGATACAAGGACTCGAACCTCGGCTAACAGAGTCAAAGTCTGCTGTGCTACCATTACACCATATCCCTTTACAATAGTAAATTGGTAGGAGCGCCGGGACTCGAACCCGAAATTGGCAGATTAAAAGTCTGCTGTGATACCATTTCACCACACTCCCTCAAATTGGTGGGTGAGGTAGGAGTCGAACCTACAGTGTTTACCCTGAGGGAACGGATTTACAGTCCGCTGGTGCACACGCCTTAGCACCAACTCACCCATTGTTTTGGTGCTCCAGGATGGATTTGAACCACCGACCAATCGGATATAAGCCGACTGCTCTCACCACTGAGCTACTGGAGCGTTATTCTTAATTTGGTAGCCGAGACCGGACTCGAACCGGTAAAGAGTTTTACCTCTGGCGGGTTTTAAGCCCGCTGTGTATACCAATTTCACCACTCGGCCTACGTTTGGCCTGCCCAGAGGGACTCGAACCCCCGACCAACAGCTTAGAAGGCTGTTGCTCTATCCAACTGAGCTATGGGCAGCATATGAGTAGATAATACTATATGTTGAAAAATATGTAAACCGACTATTCAATAATCATATTATTTCTTAGTAAGAATTTAGTAAGATTGTCTCCTGGCAAAATTTTATTCTCAAATACTATATCACTATCTTTATGAATACAAATCATATTTGCTTCATAGAATTTTTCAATTAAATCAATAGATGGTTTAGTGTCTTGTTGATCGATTGCTAAGTATACATTTAATTCATTATTCTTATAATTGTTTTTATTATACTTAGTATAAACGTGCCAATAGCAATTATAACCCAAATCATTTAATGTACATAAGACTTCGTCGTTTCCTTCTTTACCATTAAACTCAAGATACATATGTGGCTTATCTTTTGTTATTAACTTTTCTCCCGATATCAGTACTTCTTTTTCACTTCCTTCACAATCCATTTTTATAAAGTCAATTTTTTTATTGTGTATATAAACATCATCTAATTTTGTTATTTTAGTTTCTATTCCATTTTCATTTGCAAATTTTCTAATATTAAATTCTCCATAGTTAACTTTAAGATTAGGTTCTGGAGGAGCTATTAATGCAAATACTTTTATGCTACCAGTTTCATTCATTACGAATGAGTTAATGGGTATACAATTGGTCGCATCATTCAATATAATATTAGTATTCAATAATTGAAAAATATAGAACTGTGGTTCTATAGAAAATATGTAACCCTTATAGCATTTTTTAGATAACCATATAGTATGTGTTCCTATGTTTGCGCCCAGATCAATGCAGTTTGAAGTTTGTGTTACGAGTTTATCTATTACGTCAAATTCTTGTTCGGCCCATTCACCGTAATAATAAAGACAAGTACCAATAGGATCGTCAGTTTTAAAGTAAGCCATAGGCCCATATTTGCATTCAGTTACTAACGTGTATTTGTTGTGTAGAATCATTTTATTATCCAAATATTAATTTTAATACTAATATAGTAGTGGCTACAATCCTATATTTCTACGTGTAAATTTCATCATGATATTATCGTTGTAGTAAAGATCATTCTCTAGAACATCGTACATAAACTGGTACTTAGCTTCCCAGTAGTTACACTCTCCACGAGTCTTGCATAAACGTAAGATAGATCTTTTGAACTTATCTTTTCCGAGATTTTCAACATCAATCAAAAGACGTTGAGATGAACCCCAATAGTCTTTCCAATCTGATTCTTTACGATAACGTTTCTTTTTGCCTTTGACTTGTCTAGCCGCGGCTTTGGTGAAGTATTTGCGACCAATGTATCGTTTACCTGATTCTGTGTTTTCTATCAGGTAAACGAAACCATAATATGAGTCTGCGGATTCATGATCAAACTGTTTTTTTTCATACAACCACATAACAACACCTCTAGTAGATGTTGTTATTTATTTTACTTTAAGCGATTAAGAATATAAGCAAAAGCTAAACATATGACACAGATTATGTAGTAGTTATAGTCAACTATGAGTTGAGTGACTAAGCTGCCCATACCTCTTCCCATGACCCTGACAGTGCACCTTTTGCATAATCGGTTGCACGATTCTCAAAGAAGTTGGTATGAATAGGTGCATTGATCATCGTTTCGACCCAAGGAAGGGGATTCTTTTTGACTTTATTGATTCCCTTAAGCCCCAAGCTGATAAGCCGACGGTCAGCGATATACCGGATATAGTGCTTGACATCCGCGCTTGTAAGGTTTTCCATGTCGCCCATAGAAAACGCAAGATCAATGAATTTGTCTTCCAATTCAACCATCTTTTCTGCAATCTTATAAATGTCTGATTTAAGTTGATCATTCCAAATGTCCCTGTTTTCTTCTATGAAAGTTCTAAAAAGCTTGATCATTGACTCAGCATGAATCGTTTCATCGACGATTGACCAAGTGATGATCTGTCCCATGCCCTTCATCTTTCCATGTCTTGGAAAGTTAAGTAACATGATGAAGGAAGAGAATAATTGCATACCCTCGGTGAATGCCGAGAATGCTGCGATTTGCTGAGCAATTGTATTTGCGTCTTGCCCAGCAATCTGTGTAAAGAAATCGTGCTTAGCACGCATCTCTTCGTACTGCATAAACTCATTATAAGTAGCCTCTGGCATACCAAGAGTTTCAATCAAATGAGAGTATGCAGCAACGTGAAGAGCTTCGCGCGCAGCAAACCCACACAACATCATCCTTACTTCAGGTTGAGGAAAATAAGGAAGGTAATTATTAACGTAGCCGCCAGCAACGTCAATATCTCCTTGTGTAAAAAATCTAAAAATATTTGTAAGAAACTTCTTTTCTTCATTGTTGAGCCTCTTCTTCCAATCCTTAACATCTTCAAGCATTGGAACTTCGGTGTGAATCCAATGAGACTGCTCATGCTTGAGCCATGAATCATATGCCCATGGATATGTGAAGGGCTTGAAGTAGTTACGTTCGTCTGTGAGTTTTAGTTCTAGTTTCTTATTCATTTTCCCTGTGTCCGATCATGTGTACTTTTTCACGCTCTATCATATCGATGATGAACGTGGTTACTTGTATTTCTTTATTGACGAAAAAAAGCTTTGTTTCAAGCTCTTTTAATTTTTCTGTGTAAAATTCGAGCTCTCTCTGCTTCTCTTCTCGCATTCTATAGACATCTGCCAACAAGACGATTTTGTTATCCATCATCCCTCACACGCTAGACAAGCTTCTCCTTCGGTAAGTTGCTTGATGTCGATTTCTTCAATGATCTGTCTTTCGATCTTCTTAGCAACTTTATCTGCTTTGCCAATCTTTTCAGAACGGCAATAATATAGAGTCTTCAACCCACGCTTCCATGCTAGGAAGTGTACGGCGTGAAGATACTTTATATTTATATTTGGTCTGAAGAATAAGTTAAGTGATTGAGCTTGATCGATGTATTCTTGTCGATCAGCTGCATGTTCAATCACCCATCTCTGGTCAATTTCCATTGATGTCTTGTATATATCTCGTTCCCAATCAGATAGAAAATCTAGATGTTGTACTGATCCATCGTTTGCAATGATGGACGACCAAATATCATCATAGTTCAACTTATCATTTTCATCACAGTATTTGCGAATCAAACGATCTAGATATTTGTTCTTGTAGAATGAAGCACCCGAAAGCGTGTCTTGACGATATGCATTTGCACGATATGGTTCCACTGAAGGTGACGTATTTCCCATGATAATGGAACTTGATGCATTTGGAGCAACAGCCATCATATGACAAAACCTACGTCCTGTACCCCTTGCATCTGGTGCTTCACCTCGTTCTTTTCCAAGATCAAGATTAGCTTTCATCAAGCCTTCATAAATGTGCTTGAACATCTTTTTGTTTGAACCAATTGCCATAGGTGTTTCCCATGGAATGTTATTCTTTTGAAGATACGCATGAAAACCTAGAGCACCTACACCAATCGATCTTTCACGCATAGCAGAATACCTTGCGCGCTTGATAGTATTAGGTGCATAATGAATAAAGTAATCCAATACGTTATCAAGCATCTCAGCTACATCTCGTAGAAATTGCTTGTTATTCTTCCATTCATCGTAATATTCTAGATTCAATGAAGAGAGACAGCAGACCGCAGTTCTCTTTTCATCTGTAGGTAATACGATCTCAGAGCAAAGATTCGATTGACGAACTTTGAGCCCAAGTTTCTTTTGCCATTCAGGAAGATGTTTGTTCGATGTATCAATGAAGTGAATATACGGTTCGCCAGTGAGCATTCTTGTTTCTAGAATCTTTTGCCATAGTTCTCGTGCAGAGACAGTTTCTCTAATCTCTTTTGAGTGTGGATCAATCAGATTCCATGAATCATCTGCTTCAGGATCCAACATGCACTTCTCAATGATCTGCATGAAGTCATCTGTGACGTTGACACCATGATGAAGATTGAGTGTTCGCATGTTGGGATCACCAGTGGGCTTTCTCATGTCCATGAACATTACAATATCGGGATGAGAAATGTCTAGATATGCAGCATAGGATCCTCTTCGCGTCTTGCCTTGACGATAGGCTAGAGAAGATGCATCATAGATTTTAAGGTGTGGCATAACGCCTGTAGACTTTTCATCAGAAGAACGAATGCCGACGCCGATACCAATCCCGCCACCAAGCATAGAAAGCCAGTTGACTTCTGACAAACAGTCCACAAGTCCTTCAGCAGTGTCGTGCAAATATGGTAAAAAGCATGAAATAGGTAGTCCATGGCGACTACGACCAATTGACAAGATAGGAGTAGAGTAAGAGAGCCAATGGCGACTACTATAGTCGTAAAGTCTCTGAGCGTGTCCTGGATCAGTAGAAAAAGTCTTTGAAACATAGGCAAACCTTTGCTGTGGTGATGTTTCATAATCCAGCATGTATGAATCTTTCAAGCGTTTCATACCAAGTTCATCGAATAACGAATCTCGTGAATAGTCTACAATGATATCCATGTAGTTATCTTTATTGCTCATTCTAGACTCCTTAAAGGCCTAAGTAACCGTGTTCATTTGCTTTTGGATTATAAACATAATTCGTAATTAATGGAATAACCTGAGCCAACTCTTTAGCACACGCTTCGGCTATGATCCTGTGTTCTTTCTGTGTTGACTCATGTGTTCTTACTTCTACAAAGTGAATCCAAGAACGAATGGACCCATTCATGTACATACGTGAAGGCGTTAGCCCTTCTGGTAAGATGCAACGTGCAACTTCTTTAGCGATTCTGTTTTGGATCGCCCATTCATATGCTTTCTTGGTGATGTCTAAGATCTCTTCTTGCCAATCTTTCCAACATTCATGAAGTTCT